TTAAAATTTGTAGAGCCTCAGAGCTTTAGTCAATATAAAGAGATTGAAATCCATAGCGCAAGAGCAAATGTATTTGGTAGCTTAGAAGGCGTAAACTACATGAGCAGACGTTTCTTAATGGAGAAATATTTAGGCTTAACTGAAGATGAGATTCTAAAGAATGAGCGTATGTGGGAAGAAGAAAACGAAAGTGGTGTAACTCCAGAAGGAGATTCAATGCCAGGATTAGGCAACGTAGGAGTACGTGGCTTTGATGTTCCGGACGGCAGTGACATTGATATGAATGTAGATGCACCTACTGACGATACAGAATCAGGCGCTAGCCCGATAAGTGGTGCAGAAGCTGCGCCAACAGGAGACCAAAATGCGTGACGCAGAATTTTTAAAAGAGTATTATGACGCTGAAGAAAACAACTATGCAAATAGAAAAATAGACGATGTGCGTAAGCAACGACTAACACTAAAGCACCTTAATCGACTAAGAAAACAGCGTGAAGTGCATAATGTTGAGCATGCAAATAGAACAAAACGTGTAAAGAAAATTTACGCAAGACCTGCTGCAACTTAATAATTTTCAGTTAAATTTTACTTATCTTATGAGCGAAATCATAAAATACCCATTTTTTGGGCCTTTTATCAAGCGAAACGTCTTGGTATTGTAAATATAGATGTAAACCATCTTGGTAAGCCTGTAATTTTTTAAGGAGAAATGATATGAGCGAACACAAGGAATCTTTAGTTAAGGTCCTTGAATACATCGTCAACGATGAGCAGGACAAAGCTGCTGATCTCCTACACAGCGTATTTGTTGAGAAAGCCAAAAACCATTGGGCAAGTATCACTGAAAGCGATGAAGTAGTAGAAGACGAGATTCAAGAAGAAGATCTTGATGAGACTATCGATCTTGATGAAGCTGACGATGATTCAGAGGACGACGAAGTAGAAGAGGCAATTAATGCTTCTGATGCTGAAGAAGATTTCCTTGATGATATCGAAACAGCTGAAGAAGAGATCGCAGACGAAGAAATCATGGACGATGAGGACATGGATGACGAAGAAATGGCAGAACCAGAAATGGATCTAGCTATGGACATGGATGCAGACGGTGACGCACCAGAAGGTGAAGAATCAGATGCAGAAGAAGCAATGGATAATGTAGAAGACGCAATTGCAGAACTACGTGCAGCATTTGCAGACATGATGGGCGATGAACCAGCAGAAGACGAGCCAGCAGAAGAAGCAATTGCTTTTGAAGCAGACGAAGTTGAAGCAATGGAAGAAGGCGCTACAATGTCAGCAGTTAGTGTATCACACAGTGATAACAGTGACAAAGGCAGTCCAGTAGCCAAAGGCGCTGGTAATGCACATGCTTCTCCACACCCAACAGACACAAAAGAAGGCGCTAAACCAAGTGCTCCTGCTGTGAAAGACATGGGTGTAACAGGTCCACAAGAAGCCGGATCGCCAAGTGCAGCACCTGCACCAAAGCGTGAAGACACAAAGTCGGACAGTCCAATCAGAGGAATGAAGTAATATGTTTACCTCGCTAAAAGAACACTTAACATTTAATCAGGCAAATATTGTCACCGAAGCTATCGAAGAAGCTCACGGTGGCAAAAGCCTGTACATGAAAGGTATCTTTATTGAAGGCGATGTACGCAACCAAAACAATCGTATCTATACCAAAGAAGAAATTCATAGTGCTGTAAAAAGTATCAATGAAAAAATTAAAGGTGGATACAGTGTATTAGGTGAAGCTGATCATCCAGATGACCTGAATATCAATTTAGATCGTGTAAGTCACATGATCACAGAAATGGATACAGACGGCGCAAATGGGATCGGCAAACTTAAAATTCTACCAACTCCAATGGGAAACATTTGTAAAACCCTATTAGAGAGTGGTGTAAAACTAGGCGTGTCAAGCCGAGGCAGTGGCAATGTTAACGAAAGCGGAATAGTTAAAGATTTTGAGATTATTACCGTAGACATCGTAGCAAATCCAAGTGCTCCTGATGCTTACCCTGATCCAATCTATGAAAGAATTATGAATCATAGTAGGGGTAATGTACTTTTGGATGTCGCTAGTGCAACTAGACACGACAAAGGCGCACAACGTTATCTCCAGGAAGAGGTGACAAATTTTATAAAAAACCTGAAGTATAGGAGAGATTAATATGGCTCATGCAATGGATGAACTATTAAACTCAAATACGCTCTCCGAAGAGGTCAGATCTTCATTATCTGAGGCTTGGGATACCCAACTAACAGAAGCTCGTGAGACAATCACAGCTGAACTTAGAGAAGAATTTGCACAACGTTATGAAAATGACAAAGCGCAGATTGTTGAAGCCGCAGACACAATGATTGGTGATGTTATTGCAAAAGAACTTGAAGAGTTCCACGCAGACAAAGCTAAAGTTGCAGAAGATCGTGTAGCCTATCGCAAGCATATGAAAGAGCATGCAAAACTGCTTGATTCATTTGTGATGGATACACTTCGCAAAGAAATTAACGAACTTCGCGAAGACCGAGTTGTTCAAGAATCAAACATGTCAAGGCTAGAAGGCTTTGTTATGGAACAACTCACTAAGGAGCTCAATGAGTTTCATGAGGACAAACGCTCACTAGTTGAAGCAAAAGTCAAAATGATTAAAGAAGGCAAAGAAGTTATTAATCAAACTAAAGCAGACTTCGTTAAAACAGCCGCAACAAAGGTTAACGGAATTCTTGAGAACACACTCAAGAGTGAACTTAACACACTACGTGAAGATATCAAAACAGCTAAAGAAAATACCTTTGGTCGTAAGATTTTCGAAACGTTTGCAGCTGAGTTTATGGGTAGCTACTTAAACGAAGGAACAGAAGTTTCTAAGTTATCAAAAGTAGTTGAAAGTCTACAAGGTGAGATTGAAAACAAAGACAAAGCCATTGCTGAGAAAGAAGTATTAGTACAAGAGAGCGCAAAACGTGCTCGTATTGCTGCTGATACAGCAGAAAGAAAGCAAATTATGCAAGAAATGATGCAACCTCTCAGCAAAGACCATAAAGAGATTATGGGTGCATTGCTTGAAAGCGTAAAAACTGACAAGCTACAAAATGCATTTAATAAGTATCTACCATCAGTATTGAAGGAAGATGCTAAAAAACCACAAAAGAAGGTACTCAGTGAATCTGTAACAGAAGTCACTGGTGACAAAGCCAAAGCATCAGCATCAGCTGACACGCAGACAGCTGATATTGTTTACCTTCAAAAACTAGCCGGTATTAGTTAAGGAGACCGAAATGGCAGACAACCTAATGGAAAATTGGAGCGAAACTAAAGTAGCTCTAACAGACGGTCTAACTGGGACTAAGAAAAAAGTGATGGAAACAACACTTGAGAACACTAAGAACTACCTCGCAGAGGCAGCTACAACTGGTGCAACTCAAGCAGGAAACGTAGCAACACTTAACAAAGTAATTCTTCCAGTAATTAGACGTGTTATGCCAACTGTTATCGCCAACGAGATCGTTGGAGTACAGCCTATGACAGGCCCAGTTGGACAAATTCACACACTTCGTGTACGTTATGCAGAAGCATTTAACTCAACGAGTGGTATTGACACATCAGCAGGCGATGAGGCACTAAGCCCATTCAAAATCGCAGCTGGTTATTCAGGTGCAGCGGACGATAAAGCGGCGGCAACAAGCGCATTAGAAGGCGATGCTGGTAAAAAACTAAGCATTCAAGTTCTAAAGCAAACTGTTGAAGCTAAATCACGTAAGCTATCAGCACGTTGGACATTTGAAGCAGCACAAGACGCACAAAGCATGCATGGTCTTGACGTTGAAGCAGAAATTATGCAAGCTCTTGCACAAGAAATTACTGCTGAAATTGATCAAGAAATCATTGCAAGCCTAACAAGTCTTGCTGGTGCAGCATCAGACACATACGCACAAGGTAGCGTAAGTGGTACAGCAACATTTGTTGGTGACGAGCATGCAGCTCTTGCAGTTCTAATCAACAAAAATGCAAACACAATCGCAGCTCGCACACGTCGTGGTGCAGGTAACTGGGCGGTTGTAAGTCCAACAGTACTAACAGTACTACAGAGTGCTACAACTTCAGCATTCGCACGTAGCACAGAAGGTACTTTTGAAGCACCAACAAATACAAAATTCGTTGGTACACTAAACGGTACAATGAGAGTATACGTAAACCAGTACGCAGCTAACGATGATGTACTAGTAGGATACAAAGGCGCAACAGAAACTGATGCGGCTGCGTTCTACTGCCCATACATTCCGTTAATGAGTAGTGGTACAGTACTTGACCCAAGTACATTTGAGCCAGTAGTTAGCTTCATGACACGTTATGGTTATGTAGAACTAAGCAACCAAGCAAGCTCGCTTGGTAATGCTGCTGATTACCTAGCAAAAATTGCTGTAACAACAGGTCAACTTGCATTTACATAATATGTAATTGTTTTAATAAACAAGAAACAGGGGCTACGGCCCCTGTTTTTATGACTAGCGTTTATAAATATGTATAACAGGAGTTTATTCAATGACAGTAATAAGATCAGCAGACAAGATTAAATTTGACGCTACTAGCACGGTAGAAGTCCAAGACACTAGTTTAAGGTTAGCAAATTTAACCACCACACAGAGAAATGCATTAACTGCTAGCAACGGAGATATGATTTATAACTCCACTATAAATCAATTTGAAGTTTATGAAAATGGTACATGGCGATCATTAGCATCAGATCAAGATGTTACAGATGCAGTAGCAGCTCTAGTAGACAGTGCTCCTGGTACATTAGATACACTGAATGAATTGGCAGCGGCATTAGGTGATGATCCTAATTTTGCAACTACAACAACAAACAATCTAGCAGGTAAACTTAATTTATCTGGCGGAACAATGACCGGTGATATTGACGGCGCAGGAAACAAAGTGCTATTTGCTAACGTCTACTCATCAACAGGTGATCTGCCAAGTGCTTCTACATATCACGGAATGTTTGCTCATGTGCATGGCACAGGTAAAGGCTACTTTGCTCATGCAGGTGCATGGGTTGAACTAGCTAATCAATCTGATCTAACTACAACAAACTCAAATGTAACAAATTTAACAAATAACAAACTAAATTTATCAGGCGGGACTATGACTGGCACATTAACACTAAGCGGTGCCCCTAGTAGTAATCTTCATGCAGCAACTAAAGCATACGTAGATACCGCAGTAGCAGGTGCTGGCGGCGGCAGTCTTGAACTACAATACGGTCAACATGGAGCATCCAATGCTACACTAAATCCAGGAGATACTGCGGTGATTAAATTATTAGGTGATTTATCAGGTAACAGTGTTGGCGTGGCATTGTCAAGAAATAATGACGGCAATGATAGACTAATCAATAGCAACTTTTCACCAAGTGCGATTGCCACATATACTAACAATACAGGTAGTGCTATCACTGGTGTTAATGCATCTTTGTTAAGTAACCCAGTTAATTTTATGTGGTTTATAGACAGAGCTTAAAATAGATACTATCTTCATTAACTCTAATTCAACATAAATAGTATTACTAAGTTGTGAGAGACATGAATGGCATTAAATTTAGATCATCAAAGAGATAGGATTACTACCAGTACTGGCAATATGACTATTAATACTGCTGGTAGTTTACGTATACCAGTAGGCAATACTTCCCAGAGACCACAAGGTGGTGTAGTACAAACTGGGCAAATACGATTCAACACACAACTAAATGAATTTGAAGGTTACAACGGCACTGCTTGGAAAAATATAGGTGGCGTTAGTGACACAGACGGCGATACATTCATTGATGCTGAACAGTCAGCTGACGACGATGTACTAAG